CTGGCTACACGTAGTAGGTCATTCCCCGTGGCCATATTCCACCTCCACGATCTCAGCCGTGTCATCAGGCGTCTGATTGGCTGTGTCACCGTGCTCCATCAGCGCGTCGTACTCTTTTTCGTCTGGCTGCACCGGTTTCCCCTCTCTTTTGGGCATAATGAAAGCCCGGAGCAGGGCGCGTCCGGGCTTAGTGTGTGTGCGTCTTATGGGATGTTCGCGAGGATGAGTTGTTCTCTGGCTTCGCGTTCCTGCCGCTCCACGGCAGCGGTTTCCACCGCGTCGCACATCGAAGCAATCAAAGCGTCGAAAATGCCCCCGGCCTGCACGTATTCCACTGCGAGGCGCGCGGCCTCACGCTCAGACCGGCAGATCAGCGCGCGCCGCTCTTCTTCCACGCGCACGGACTCTTTCAGCCCGGCGAGGACTTCCTCGCTCACTTTTTCCAGCGTCAAATCAGCCATCAGCTAATCTTCTTTCTTCATTGGCATGTACACGCACGACAGGGGCACGAACATCCCGGGACTGCTGTCAATTGCAGTGAATCCTTGCACTCCGACTACACCACTACTGCTCATATACAGCTCGGACGCCTGCCCACGGCTCGTGACACTACTGCCGATAAACTGCGTGCCCACCGGGCGTAATGCGGCGTCCGGCAGGGTCACGAGGCTGCTCAAATACCCACCGACACGCCGTTCGACGGCTCCGCTGATGATGACGAGATCACCCCACCTGCGGTAGCGCGGCGTGTGCCCCGACACAGCGCTCCACCCTGATGACACGGTGAGCGGCCGCCAATCCGTACTCACAATCTCGTCAGGCATTTTCGGGATCTCCGGCAGGTCAGGACCACGCAGCGCGCCCATGATGATCGCCCGCCGATTCCACACCATCACCATCACACGCCTACCGGCTGGCGGCATGACCAGCGCGTCCACAGCCCCGGCCAACGGCTCCGTCATGCCGTCCAGGCGTACTTGCAGCGGGTTAGTGGCTGTGACTGTCGCCCACTGGAAGCTTGGCGTGAGGTCCACACGCGCACTCAGGCGCGCGATCGTCGATACCAAATAATCCAAGCCGATCACAGGTCAACCACCTCCCGTATTGTGGTCTTCGCCAGCGCTGTTGGCTCCAAGCTCATGCCCCATTTCTGGACGACTGCCCGCGCTCTCACGCCCTGGGACGCAAATTCAACCGCGCTGTTTGGTTCTATTGGGACTGGCAAATGCTGAAACTCGATCGACGCTGACGGCGTGGAACGGTCGATGAGGCGGCGGTTCGCCAAATCATCCAAGACCTGCTGCGTGGCAGCTTCCACCCCGGTTTCCACGTAGGTGACCCACCGGCCCCTGCGAGCGTAGCTGAACGGGCTGTCGGGGTTGGTGTTCGTGGCTGTAGCTGTGCGCGCGGGCTTGTCGCCCTCAGCCTGACCCACCATCACCACACGATTAGGCACCCCGGTCAAATCCTGATCCCTGCTCCACGACGGCAGGTGAATACTCGCGCTGCCCTCACTGAACGTCCACGCGACGGGCCTCTGTGCGGGTTTCACGTACGGCTCCACCCTGTACACGCCCTCACCATCAACCCACAAGCTCCAGTAATTAATCGAATCGAGCAGGTCATTGATGATCGTCAGGACTGGTGTTCCGGCGTCCCACACCATCATGCCCGTCGTCCGCTCCACACTATGAGTAATGGTCACCCTGTCCTCGCCCGCGCCGGTGATGAGCTGCTGCACAGCGTCGGTCACCAGCGACCCAGCACGCAGACTGTATGGCCTGTCTACGCAGTCCTCGTCCAGCACGGTCAGCTTGGACAATAAATCGACGTTCCACGACCTGCCGCTACCCGACACGCTCACCGTGGGAGCGGACAGGAGCCACACGCCCAGCGGCAATGTCTCACCGGTAGCCAGCTGGTAGGACAGGTGCACCCGGTCACTCAGCCAGTCTATTTTCTGCCCCGTATCCCTCAATTGGAGCTGCCCTGACCCGCGTAGCCTCGTCGTACTCGTAAACTCGACATTGCCACCCGTCACGCCGTCCAGCGTGCCGACCAGCCGGTCACGCCGCGTCAAAAGTTCAGCGTGAATGCTGGCTTGCCGGTGAGTGGTCCACGCGCCCATCATTGTTCGACCTCCACCAGCTCACACGAGATGTCCCAGCACACGCTACCCGTCCCGCGCTTCAAAGTCGGTGACCCCATTGCCGCGTAGATGCGCACGCCGTCAGGATTCCGGTAGCACACCGGGCCCGGCGTCAATGCGACCCTGTCCACGTCACGAGGCGTGCAGTTAGTGTCATCATCGGGGATCAGGCGCGCCGCAAGCTGCCACGAACGGTCCACGCCGGTGCCATCCACCATCACGCGCATCACACGCCCCGCAAACCGGTACGTCTCCCGCCCCGGCATACTCGGCGTGAAACTGACTTCCGGGTTGTACGGCAGGCGGATCGCATCCGCGTAGCCCGCACCCGCACCAATCCACATCGCCCCGCTGTCCGCCTCAGCATCCACAATCACAGTGCTGGAGGATGGCAGCGCGCTGGTCGCCGTCACACGGTATTTCGTGGTGCCAGTGCTCAAAGCCTCACTGTCAGTCACAGTGGCCTGCACCGGCAGCCCGTCAGCCACCAGCTCCCACGTGCTCCCGCCATCCACGCTGCGCTCGACCGTGTTCGATACCGTCTCGGGCTCGCCCGCCGGGTTCATAATCTGCACGCTCATCATCCCCGACGCCTCATCCCACGACGTGGACACGACAGGCTTGGGCGGCTGAGCGTATTTCACCTGCACAGTCACAGCCGCAGTGTCAGACCACAAGCCTGATTCCGATCGCACCTGCACCGTAATCCGGTACTCGTGCTCGTCCTGCACGGTGCGACGCACAGCGTAGCGCGACACAGCGCCCTGCACCACGCCAGAATCCAACACGCTCCCGTCAGCCGTGTCAGTCACGGTGATTTTCGCGCCAGCCTGCCCGGAGCCCTGCTCCTGCAAATACGACCACTCCACGGTGAGCCTGGACCGGTCGTATTCGCCCGCGCTGGGAGCGGTGACATTCACAGCAGGCCGGTTCTCCACCGTGAACCCGCTGACCGCGCTCCACGGGGACGCGCCGTCTTCCACGCCCGGCTTGTACGAGCCCCACGACCTGACCTGCCACTCCACACGGCCCACACCGCTCAGCGGCAGCCTGTACTGCTGGGCAGTGCTCTTCGTAATGCTCGTGGTATTCCACGACCCATCCCTCCACCGGTACCGCACCTGATAGTAGGACTGCGTACTAGCGTCGGCAGGATTATGACGCCACGACAATCGCGCCGTCAGGTCTTCCAGCGCGACAGTCACCCCAGACGGGGACAAATCCTGTGGCGCGTACGGCCTCGCCAAGATAGCCACAGTATTGGACGCTGCTGACCGCTCGCTCTCAAGTTTCAGCCCCGCGCTCACCGTGTTGCGCGCATTATTCGCAGTCCATGCAGTCACCGTGTACACGTGCGCGCCAGTCGCAGACGGGTTCACGTGCGTCCACTCACGCGCATCACCCGACGCGTCACCGACCTTCGAGCCGTTATCGTAGATAGCAAAACCCGTGTAATAACCAGGACGATCCGCCGCGCTCCACGACACCGTAATGTCACTGCCGGTCTTCACCGCCCGCACACCCGACGGTGGCAACGGGCGAGTGTTCACAGTCCCGCACCACGCAGGACCACTCGTCCCCGCACTATTAAACGCATACAGCGTGTACTCGGTATGCTCACCCGTCGGCGCGTTAGTGTCATCCCACGACGTGACCGACCAGTTCAGACTGGCCACCGTCTCCCACCGGCCAACAGACCCCTTGTACCGCGTGACACGCACACCATCCCACGGATACAAGCCATCCCGACCCGTATAATCAGGCTTCCACGACACGCGCGTCAGCCCGTCACGCTGCCACACCGCGCCAGGGCTCTTAGGAGACCTCGGTGGCTCATACCCACGAGCACCCACCGTGAAAGACCTTGACACACTCGGCGTGCCACCATTCCACACCGGCCCAGTAGACGCGCTAAACGACACAGTCTGCTGGCGCGTACTCGTCGGGACCGTCACTGAGCGGCGCGCGATCTCCTTCTGATCCCACGAATTCCACGCAGACGAAAACGAGTAGGCCTGACTGCCAGTGATCCGCCCACCCAAACGCAGCGTGTCATTAATACCACCATGACCATAGCCAGCAGCCCGAATGTAATACACAACCGTCAGCGTCACACTCTGCGTACGAGGACCCACCGACACCGGCGAACTGAGCACGTCAATACCCAGCTGCAAATACCCAGACGTACCACCCCACACAACAGCCACTTATGCCACCCCAATCGCATCCCTGACCGCAGGCCGCAACCCCCGGTCAAAAAACTCAGCCACATCCGCATACCGCCGCAAATCATCAGCACGGAACGACACATTCACATTGAAAGTGTCACCGTGGCCGCGCTGCAAAGCCCGCTCCTGCTCAAACGTTCGGATCGTCTCAGGCCGCCCAGTCCCATTCATGGCCACAGTCAGCCCAGGCATCAGCAGGCCGCCACTGTCATATGTATGCAGCCCGTTTTCAGCAAGCGACATTGCACGACTAGACATTCGCCGATTACCACGACCGCCACCGTATACGCCAGCAGAAGGAGAACCCCAAATACCCGTATACCTGGCGTTCAAACCGGGGCGGGGCTCCTCAACCATCATTCCCCGGCCAGCAGCAATAGCCACATGCCAGGCAGGATTACCCCAGAAAAGCAGCGTCCCAGGCGTATTCCGGTTCCCCGGTTGCGACGCGGACTGGTACCCGGCGGCCGTCAGACGAGGCCACCCCAATCCCAGCTGCTGAGCAGCCCAGTACACGAGGCCGGAGCAGTCCAAGCCTGCGCTTGTCGATCCGCCCCACACGTACGGAATCCCACGAGCAACAGCCCGCATAGCCGCACTCACCAAGCCCGCCGCGCCTGGAGGCGTGATCTGGTCAGACTGCCGCTTGAAAAAATTCGGAATGGCGCTCAGCAGGCTGCTGATAGCGCCAGTACCCATTTTCGCGAAAAGACTGTTCCCAGCCCCGGCCAGCATGTCGCGCACCGGTTTTGTGATGAGCTCAGCGACCGATCCGAGCGGGTCACTCAGAAAATCCATCACCCCGGATGCCTTGTCTTTGAACCAGCCGACGATGCCGCCACCAGCGAAGCGTGTTGCGCCGGGCGGGCGGCCAGACGCAGCATAATTCGCCGCCAAAATACGGGCGGGACCAATAGCCCGCACCAGCTCAGGCACGAGCACGGCTTCGCCTTTGGATAGCATGGCGGGAACAGTGTCCCTGCCTGGAGCGTACCCGGGGACGATGCCGCCACCAGCGAACCCAAGCTTGATAGCAGGCAACCGCAGACCGGCGGGTAGGGACAGTTTGTCGGCGACACTGTTGACCAGGGAGCGCAGTCCGTTGTTATACACAGTGTCGACCACGAAGCGCACGGGCTTGGCCGCGATTTCCTTGAGCCCGTCCCACACGCGCTTAATACCGTTTTTCATGGTCTCGAACGCGTTCTGCGCACCGGTCTTCAGCCCATTGAAAGCCGCCATAACCTTGTCTTTTACCCAGTTCGCAGCAGCTATAGCCGCGTTTTTGATACTGTCCCACAGGCCGGTGAAAAACGAGAGGAACCCGTTCCATAGGGCGCGGCCGCCAGCAAGGAAGGTATTCCAGTTATTGGTGATCGTGCTGGTGATCCAGCTCCACACTGCAATGGCAGTATTTTTGATCCCGTCCCATAGGCCAGTGAAAAACCCTGCCAACGCGTTCCATATCGCCTGACCAGCAGCAATAAACGTGTTCCAGTTATTCGTGATTGTGCTGGTGATCCATTCCCACGCGGCAGAGAAAACAGCCTTCACGCCCTCCCACAAGCCAGTGAAAAACCCTGCGAGCGCGTTCCAGATGGTCATAGCCGTGGTGAAAATGAACGTAAAATAGCCGACCACGAGCGTCTTGATGAACTCCCACGCGGCAGAAAACACGGCTGACACGCCGCTCCACAACGCCTGCCAGGCGGGGCCAATCCACTCGATAAAACTCCGGAAGGCCTGCGTGATAGCCGCCCACGCCTGTTTGCCTGCCTCGGTCTGCGTGAAAAACCATACCAAAGCGCCAATCAAAGCCGTAATAGCTGTAATCACCAAGCCGATCGGGTTGGCTTTCATCGCTAGGTTCAGGGCGCGTTGAGCGATGGCCGCGCCTTTTGTTGCGACAGTAGACGCGACCATCGCGCCTTTCTGAGCAGCCAAAACCGCGATATCCTTGACTTTCGTCGCAGTCGCAACAGCCATTTTCCTAGCAAGATCAGCAAAAGCCAGGGCGTGCTGCTTGACCCAGCTGCCCGCGTACATGGAGTTCAGGATCACCGTCTGAGCCGTGTCTTTGACTTTTGCGAGGCGCGCCAGCATGACGGCTTTTTGCAGCTTGTAGAATTCTCCGATCGCACGACCCAGCTTCAGCCCGCCGATCGCACCAGCCAGGGTGCCAGCCACGCCAGCGAGAATACTCATCGCCGTCTTATTCCGCATGACCGCGCCAGACAAGCTCATGATCTTGCCCAGGACACGACCCACGACCGGGACGAGCGTTTGGAGTACGTTCCACGCTTCACTGATCACTGGCTTGAGGACGGCGAAACCGCCCTGCGCCAGATCCACCACGCCATCTTTCAGAGCTGTGACCCACGACCAGTCCACATTAGACGAACCGTCAATAATCCCAGTGATCAGGCTCGTAATCCTGCTAGCAGTATCACCGACGACCGTGCCGAACTGCTCAAACAAGGGCCCAGCCTGCGTGGCCACCGCGTCAACTGCTGGGATCAGCTTATTGAAAGAATCACGCAGCGCGTTTAAGACTGGGGTGGCCGCACCCTCACCCAACCTGCCCAACGCGGCTTTGATGTTCGACCATGCGCCCTTGAAAGTGTCACCGGCCTTGAGGGCGGCACCGCCGATCCCCTCCTGCATTGCAGCATTAAATGTGCCGAAATCGATCTGGCCTTTGCTGACCATTGTGGAGATTTCTTCACTGGTCTTGCCCAGGTGTTTTCCGAGCATGGCGAGGACTGGCACGCCAGATGACGTGAGCTGGAGGAGGTCGTCGCCTTGGAGTTTTCCGCGCGCAGCGACCGACCCGAAAATCGCGCCCACGTCAGTGAGCGACCGGCCAGAGATCTGCGCCGTATCAGCCACGGTCTTCAACGCGCCCTCGAGATCGGATCCGGCCTGCACGCCAGACGCAGACAGGGACGCGGCCACAGTCGCCGCATCACCCAAACCGTACGCCGTGCCCTTCACACTATTCAGGGCGTTTTGCATGACCTTGTCGACGCCTTCAGCGTCCATGCCGATGCCTGAGAGTTTTGCGCGCGCGTCCTCAATCGCCAACGCGCGAGAAATACCACCAGTAGCAGCCAGACCAGTGACAGCAGCACCCAATCCTCCCAGCGCGCCCGCCCCGACCTTGGTCACGGTCTTAAAAGCGCCACCCAGTGCGCCGGTAATCACGCCGGACGCCTTGTTCGACGCTTTCCCCGCACCGAGATCACCCATCTGTCGGGAGACCTCTTTATGGAATCCCGTCAGCGATGGGGCGATTTGAATCCACGCTGTACCTAGCTGATACCCCGATGCGGCTGCCATTCTTCCTCCACTATTCGCTTGTACTGTGCTGCCTGCTCATCCACCTAGCAGCCTTACGCGCTGTCTGCGCGTCCCGCTCCGCCTGCCTGTCCTGCCAGCCTGTCTCAGGCGGTTCCAGTGGGCGCGGGACCTTACTCTTGTTGCCACCCAACCCGGTCCACAGGATTGAGACAAGGCGGTTTGCTGCGAGGAAAACCGCGTTTGTCTCATCACTGACTGACGCGGGGCCGCCCATCGCACGCATGAGCGCGCAGCCGGGCGGCAGGTTCGCAGCTAGAACGGCAGCCCTACGCAGCGTCAGTCTGCCGGTGAAAATGTCGGTCAGGTTGATGCCGTATTCGGCTTGGAAGCTAGCTTCTAGGGGCTCCCAGTATTCGCCCGTCAGTCGGACGAACCCGAGGATTTTCCCCCATCAACAGCCTCGATCACGCCGCCAAGCCACGTGATAACGGCTTCCATCGTGATTTTCCCGTCCTTGCCGCGCAGCGGCTCCAATGCTGCCGCGCGCACTGCCGGGTCAGGCCAAATCGCGTGAATCAGAGGGAACGGGTTATCAGAGTTGAGCGCGTCCAGGACCTCAAAATCATTAAAAAGATCTTGAGTCAAATCAACGGTGATGCCACGACAGGTGACAGTGATTTTCTTGTTTTCAGTGTCTTTCACGACACTCGTCTCACGCTTGGCCGCCTCACGGGCTTTTGCCTGTGTGCGCTGACGTGACCGCTGCGCCTGACGAGCTGGTGATGCTTGCTTAGCCATAGAAAGATTTCCTATTCTTCCACGAAGAAAAATAAATCAAACGGTGCGGGGTCGTGCCAGGAGCGGAAGGACAAGGCGCCCCCAGCACGACCACCACACACCGCAGCCACTACCCGAAAATTAGTGGCTTTCCGCGCCAGACGAAGCAGGCGCGGTAGACGCGCCCTCCAGCATTTCTGGCGCGTTAGAAATCAGGTAGTAATTTCCCAGCACCTTCAGCGTGTGATTGTAAGCGCTGATTTCACCATTCTTGAACGCGAGCCCCTCGCGCTCACCCAGCGTCAGGTGCGGGAACACGTAGCGGAAATGAATCTTCTCATTGGACGTGTCGTACAGGTCGACCATGCCGCACAAGTCCTTCACCTGCCGGGAGGACTTCGCCTTGATACGCACAGCATCACTACCGGCCTTTTCGACTTCACCATCGAGATAAGTAACGACCGTCTGCAACTTGGATTCCAGCAGTGCGGCCGTGAAAGACGTCGTGGAATCAGACATGAACGTCTTGACCACACCGTGGCCTTGGTAGCCTTTCAGGTCGTCGGTGGAATCATCGAAACCGAGCTCCATTCCCTCGTCACTGATCCACCCGCAGTCGACGAGGCCGTCTGGCGCCTTGTCGGTCAGCGTGGTGAGCTTGTCGAGCTTGCCCGCCAGTTCTTTCGTGTATTTTGCGAGATACAGCGCATCATTGTCGGATCCGAACATGTGCGCGAAATCTGCGTTAAGTTCAGCCATCGTGAACACCCTTTCTTATGATTATCGAAAATAAAAGCCCCGCGACCTGTCAGGCGGCGGGGGTTGTCTTGATTGTGATCTGATACGTTGCCGTGCAGCGCGCCTGGGCAGTGTCGGGGTCAGGAAACTCAGCAGGCGTAGTACCATGCACGCTCACGACCGGGCTGGTCACAGTAGGCAGCGACTCCATCACGTCATTCACAGTGAGCGCCAATCGCATGGCGCGCGCCGTACTCTCCGCATAGGAGTCCACAGTGACCTGCGATTCCTGCAGGACACGATCATGCCTACCACCACCGCCAGTTGAAATGACGCGCACGAACCGCGCGGGCTTACTGGCACCGTCAGGCCTGGTGGACACGACCTGCACACCGTCTAGGAGGCGCTTCAGCAGGCTCATCACAATGAGCTTCGCGTCCACGCTCACAAAACCGGACAATTTAGCCTCCTCTCGCCTGGCTGCCGATAGCCCGCTCGAGCAGGTGATGTTTGGCTTGCCGTGCGCGCGCTTTCGGGTGTCCAGCCACCACGTACGCGCGCACGCGCTCGCCAGTACGAACCCTCACGTCGAACTCGCTACCGGCAGCATCCCTGATCTGACTGGCTTTCGCCTCCACTAGGCGGCGCGTCTGACTACCCGTGAGCAGCTGACTAATCGCGTCACGACGCGAAAAGAATCGCACTCTACGAGCCATCATCCACGCCTTTCAGGGACACGACCATGCCGGACGGCCACCACTGTGGCGCGCCTTCTACCCGGTACTGACCGCCCATCACCTCAATGAGGTCGCGGGCTGTCACGCGCGGATGCTCGCCCCGCCAGTACAAGGACGGCAAGCTGATCACCGGTTTTTCACCAGGATTGACCGGCTCACTCGTCCTGCCCGGGGCAAACAGGGCGGGCGGAAGCTCCACGCGCACTGGGGTTCCGGGGAGCGGGTCACCGTACTCGTCCACGCCACCACTGGTGGTGCGGATGAGCGTGACGGGGACTTTCCAGTCATCCATCACTGCGATCACCAGCCAGCAGGTCCACCTCGAACGCCCGTCCGACACCGACACCGAGACTCTTGCGCTCGGCTTTCGTCAGGTACAGGTCGCCCTGCGGATTCGCGTAAGAGAATTGCTGCGTGAACGGCCCGTCGGTCGTGCTCATGGAGGAGACCCCGCCGGGAATGCTGTCGCTGCCCATTGCTCGGCGCACAACCTGGCAGGAAACGCGTTTCAGCGTGGACTCAGACAGCTCGCCCCACCGTCTGGTGGTGGTGCGGATCAGGTCGGCGGCATCGAGGAGCAGGACCTTGGCTCGTGCTTGCTCCTGTTCGGACAGGCCACGCCACCGCGCCTCCAGATCAGCGACCGTTGCGAACGCTTCTTCGCCCTGCTCCTCCATGCTTATCCCTCTTTCTTCGCTCGGCGTGCCGCCGTTTTGCGGGCGGGAGCCGGTTTCTCCGGCACGAAATCACTGCCCAGAGTTTTTGCCGTCTCCTCGTCCACGTCCACCAGCACGCCGGTCACACGATCACGCAGTCTCACCGGAACCGGCCTTTTCCGCGACAATCGCGAAACGCTCGGTGAACGCGTACCAGCCGTACACGATCTCCAGACGCAGAGCGATCTGGTTCCTGCGCTTCAGGTCACCCTGACCGTCCGGGTCACCGAAGCGGATCAGCTCGATCGGCAGCTCACGCTGCACACCCCAACGGATACCGTTCTGGAAGTCACCGAGAATCGCGCGAACCTTAGTGTCCTTAGCTTCAGGCACACCGGAAACCGTGTTGCCCTGGGCGACATTCACGCCCATGAAGCTTGTGACGTTGGTTCCGAATCCGAGCTGCGGGTAACGCAACTGAGAGGTCTCGCCCGTGCCGTCTTTCACCTTGAGGCTGGCGAGCTTCCACGCGAACTTGGGGTCCATTGCCACGCCATTCACGCCCCACGAGGGAGCAGCGTTGATGAGAAGACCTGCAGCAGCGCGGAAATCATCATCCGCATCAGCCTTGTCAGCCTCGACTTTCTTCGTGGTCGCCGTGATGTAGTTGTTCCACGAGGAGACAGCGTTACCGGTCAAGGGGTTGATGCGGTGGAAGATACCGAGGTCGAGCGCCCTGGACAGTGCGACCTGACCAGCGTCAGCCAGCTCGCTGATCACACCCAGCTGATAGTCCTCATCAGCCCACTGGACCTCTTCGTTGAATCGCAGGGTGACCTGCGCCTTGTGCGGTGCCACGCTCACAGATGTGAACCCGCCACCAGTCGAATTCTTCTCCGCGCCCTCTTCCACGAACTCGGCTTTGGGGAAGTCGTTGAAAACGATGACGTCCTGCGAGCCGAAACGCATGGGGGAGCGGGTGGACAGTTGTGCGACGAGGCTGGTCGAGCGAGCCTCCTTCACCATGCCGTCAGCGATTTCGCGAGGCATAAGAACCTTAGCGTCGGTTGTAGAAAAAACAGCCATGACTGGCTCCTTCCTGATTTTTAGTCGCGGCCAAACAGTTCGCGCACGAGCCGCTGACCGTTAGAAATTGAAGAACTGGGTTGGTCGCCTTGGCCTCGCACGACTGGCGCGACAGGGCGACTAGAGATGACTTCTTTGAGAGACTGTGCGTGAGCCTTAATGTCGTCGAGCGTGGAACCACGCAGCACGCTTTCCGGGACCCCGGTTTCTTTCGCGACGTCATGTTTCCACTGTTCGATCTGGTCACGCTCCTTGAACTCACTGACCTTAGCTTCAGCCTCTTCAAGCTTGGCCTGCAGGCCGCTCAGCTTGCCTGCCTGCTCTTTGAGCTGGTCGTAGTCAGCGAATTTCTTGCGTTCTCTCACCAGGCGGTTTTCAATGATCCGGTCGAGGTCTTCCTGACTGGTGACCGGCTTGAATCCGCCTGTGTTTTCTGCCCCGTTGGCACCAGTGTTGATGCTTGCGGTTGAATCAGACATGGTCTGTTCCTTTCTTCCCGTTTATGGCTCGTCAGCCTTGTTGGTCCAGCCAATGTTCTCCGGGCTGTTTACGGAGCGCCACAAGGGGGCATAACAAAACCCCGCATGGCAAAGACCAATGCGGGGCAAAATGGGCGAAAGGTTCGCTTCTTACCTACTTGCGGAAGTAAATCTCTTGAAGCTCCAGAAACTCTTCTTCCAAGTAGTCTCGTGGGCCGCCAAACTTCTTAAATAGTTCATACAGCTCATCTGACAACTTCGTATCATGGTTGCACAGGACATCTGAAGCTGCCTGACATGCTGCTGAGCCATCAACCTCATACAATGCCTGAAGCTCTCTTGAATCAGGGTCATTTTGGCCTCTGACAGAGTCAACCAGAGCAAAAAGCCCTGACGCAAGTTTGGCAAAATCGTCCATAACGCTAATCTACCATTATTCCAACCCTCTGTAGGCGGTAGTTACGCGCGTGATGCCTTTCTTTACAGAAAATGCAACATATATAGTTTCCCCGTTCCAAGTGCCTACATACAGATTTCGTTTTCCCTCGCTTAATTGTCCTTTACGTAAAACGGCTCGGATTGCTTGAGCTATTTCGTTTTCAGTCCAATCCTCCGGAAATTCCGTTTTATCGTTGAGCCATCCATACCCGTACTCGTGTCCGCCCTGATTATTAAGGTCACCGTAGAGGATATGATTCCATTCTTTAGCCCGCAGCAATGGGAGATCTTCGGGCCAATCGTCAGGCGGCTCTGTAGGTACTGCGGGAGGGAGCCTGTGACGAGGGGTTTCAGGAATCGCCATGTCATCAAGTCGCGATCGAGCCCTGCGTCGAAGCTCGACCATCTGAGAAACTTGCATGGTGCCATCTTTCGATGCACCCTTAATTGCTTTAGCCGGACGCTCTTTGCCAGAGCGACGCGTTTCAATGCTGTCTTTAAAAGTATTCTGGAATTTATGCCTCATAACCATAACAACATGGTTTGCGTTATTGGGATCAAGTCCCTCATCCTCAGCAATTATCCGCGCCGCCTTGTACTGCGCATACAGCGTGTCCGGGTCGTAGCCGGTGATGTGAGCGCTTGTGGCTTCAAACGATGGGACGATCTCGCAGTCGCAGTCATTGTGGAAGGTGCCTTCGACGAAGCCGGCTGTCTCTTTCGTGCGGTACACGAAGCCTCTGGAGGCGAGCATTGCGCACCATGCGCACGTGTGCGCGCCGCGAGGAACCCTGGCGTAACGCGGCTTCGCCGGGTCAAACTCAACGTTCCTGGCCACAGTGTCGCGGCCGGAGTATTTGACCCAGGCTTGCACGCACCCCTCCAGTACGCGCCGCACCTGCCCGGGGTCATCGCCCCACAGGCCGCCGGCAGCCCACCGCACGGTCTCCACGATCGCCTCGCGCTTCACGCCACTACTGAGCACGGTCTCGTAGGGCGGGAGGCCTGCGACTTTGCTGCGCAGATTCTCATACCACTCGGCAGCAGCAACAGCCGCAATATCCCCATAGGTAGCGGCCAGCTGGGGAAGAAATTCCAGCAGCGCGTCACGCACCACCGCGGGCTGCGTCAGGTCGAGCAGTGCGAAGAACTTGCGCAGGTCGCGTTGTGCCAGGCGAACGATTTTGCGTGTCTGCTTCGAGTAACCAGACAGGTTTTCGCGTGTCGCCACTGCTCATCACTCCTCAGGCGCTTCAGGCTCTGCCTCGTCTGGAAGCTGGGCGAGACGATCCAACACGCCACCAGCCGCACTACGCGTCAGCTCGGTTTTCATCTGCTTGATCTCTGTATTCGTGAACCCGGCCCTGCGCATTCCAACGGTCGTGCCAGCCGCGTCAGGAATAGCCTGCGCGATCTTCACAATGAAATCGGATGCGGCCTGCGGGGAGACGTAGCGTGCGGGGGTCCAGTTGACGTCCAGCTTCCACGAATCAGCCGGAGGAACGTCCAGGTTGTCACGCACCATCACGATGTCTTCAGCGACCCTGCGCAACGCCGGGCGGAAAATGCCCCACTGATACTCAGCTTCATCACTCAGGGAGTATTCGGCTGCTTGCATGGCTTCCGCGCTGGCCGGGTTGTCCCCGAAAATCCCCACGCTGCTCATCGGCAGGTTCACAGCCGCGCACATGTTCTGCGCCAACTGCCGGTACATTGACAGGTGCGGGTCCATGCTCATCTGCGGGAACTGCCCGACAGTCGGCGCACTGCCTTCCTCGTTCAGTGTGAGGTTCAGAATGCGGCCCATTGTGGCTGTCCACCGGTCCACGCCCTCGAACGCGTCAGGATCAGTACCCACCGCCCACCTTTGCGGGCTGGAGAAGAACTCAGCCGATGTTTCCGTGCGCACCAGCGTCCTGATAGCAGCGTCCGTCAGGTAGCGTACTTCGCGAGTAATACGCGACCGGCCAAACCTGCGGCCAAGCTGCGGGTCATACACCAAAGGCTCCACCAGCACGCGCCCAGTACGGTTCGCCATCCGCTCCATGCGCCACACGCCACTGTCACGAGAGGCCTGAATGATCGAGTCAGGAAAATACAGGACAAACCCGGTAGGAACCGACTTCGTCACGTACTTCGCGTCCGTGGCTTCGCTGCGCGTGCTGGTCACGGCGAGCGCGGCGCGCAGCACGCGCGTCCTGGTGTCGAAAATGCCGGTTGTCCATCTGGCTGAGCGTGCCTGCACCATTACTTCGGGTTCGCCGGCCTGCGTGTCGCCGGGCAGGATGGTGAGGAAGGAGCATGCTTGTTTGTATGCTGCGCTGATTCCCATTGCGAGTTCGGATGTGAACGCTGAGCGCTCCAGTGTTTCGCCCAGGTCGAATGGGTCGAGGGAGCCGTCGAGTGTGTAGCCTTCGAATTTGTGTTTGCGTGCGAGCATGCTGACGGCTTTTTGTGGCCAGCCCAGGGCGACGCGGACCTGCTGCATTTGCGGAGGGATGCTGATCCCGAGGTCTTGGAAGGCGCGGTGTCCGTCGTAGTACGCGTCGAGGAGGTCGTTCTTGAAGGCTTTTGCCTGGATCTGGTTCCACATGGCGGTGAGCATGGCTTGCTCGCTGCCTGTTAGTTCCTCAAACACCGGTGCGCTCATAGGATGATCACTCCTTTCCCGCCTGTCACTGCTTTCGGCCTGCGTCTGGTGGTTCTGGCTGCCCAGTGCGCCAGCGTGACCGCGTCCATTCCTGCAGCCGTCGCTCCTTCGGGCGCGGCCCACCCGAAGCCGCCCGCGTTGCCGATCTTCCTGCGCACGATCACGTTCACCTCGCTGGCCAGCTCGTCATCTTTCAGGTGCGTGATGGTGCCGTCTTTGATTGCCGCGTCCATCATCGAATGCGCGCTGATCACGTCGTTCACGGTTGGTGTCCAAATCACGCGGGATGGGATGCCGTTCGCCCTGAGGCGGTCGATGATGTCTGCAGCGCCGCTCTTCCCGTCGACCACGATCTGTGCCCACCTGTCCTGGTACTCCAGCAGGTAGTCCACGATCCACTGCACGCCGTCGCCCATGGTGCGCACGCCCTGGCGGGTAGCCAGCTCGACGTGGACCTGCTGCGACCTGCCGCGCTCCCTGCCAGCCCTGGCGACGCCCACCGTTGCTCCGTCGATACTGAACCGGACGGCCGCGCACCACTTCAAACCAGGCGGAACCTGCCCGGCTGGGATTTCCAGTTCGCCCCACCGGCCTGCGTTGATCGCAGTCTGGACGTTTTTTCCGTCCCACAGTCCGAGAGCTTCACGCCGGAAATTATCCACCGACCCGAGCAGTTTCTTCATGCGCAGGACAGCTGTTTTGCTCGTGCGGTGCGGGAAAGACGGGTTGGCTTTTGCTATCTGATCCCAATCCAGTTTGCTGCCCTGCCACAACGCGGGGTCAGTCCCATCGTCCGCGCCGAACTCCACATACAGCGTGTCCTTGTCACCGCCTAGCGCGTCGGCGCGCCTGGCTTCGAACACTTCACCCGGATCCTTCGGCCTGGGCGGGGTTCCCATCAGCAGTACGAGCCCGTTTGGTGCCGCGTTCGTCGCCGGAACCATGTCGCTCATGGCGTTCTCGGTCAGGATTTGCGCCTCGTCAAGCACTAGCATGTCGACCTTGGCGAAGCCTCGACCGAACCCTGATTCGCGAGCGCCGAACAGGATTCGTGATCCGTTCTTGAACAGGACGGCCTGTTCGCCGTTCGTCGCACGCACCGCGCTCACATATGCGGCCACTTTAGGTTTGCGGCTCATTGACCGCATTGACTGGAACGTCTCATTCGCCGTCCTCGTCCTGTGCGCTGTCCAAATCACCGTCAAACCAGCCTGCAACATGCACAAGGCGAACGCTATCCACCCAACCGTGTAGGTTTTGCCCGTCTGGCGTGGGATGCTCATGACGACGCCGCCCACGCCAGCCGCATACTGGCCGCCCCGACGCTTCGCCAAAATCAAACTGCCCAAACCGTCCTGCCACGTATCAAACGTGACACCCAGCCTGTCGCACTGCGCCCTGACAGCAGAAAACCCAGTGGACTTAATCCCACTGGGCACATGCAATTCTTTAGCCGCTTCAGATAGTAGAGGGGTCGAACTCCTCGTCACGTGTGTCAATGCGACCCCCAGCCTCCGCGTTGTCTTGAGTGTCGATCGCCTTAATCTCCCGAGCAATATCCATCAGCCGCTTCGTCAACGCCGCCAAGTCACGCGCGGGAGTGTCAGGATTTTCGACCGCCCTAGCAACACGGTCACGCATCGCGACCAGCAGTTCACGCGTGGAACCATCCGACGCGGCCTGAGTCACCGACAGTTTCCGCTTGGATCTGCGTTTACGCTTGGGCGGCTCAATGTCCATGCCGCCTACTACTTTCATGCCAGACACAAACACCACCACCCTTGTTGCTTATGTGAATCGTCTGCCTGTCACGCGAATAAACCGCTGCCGCGAATAAAACTCAACACTGACACCATCAATCACGCGCCGACTGCCAGCCCGCTCACCAGCCTCAACGAACACATGAACACCAGTTCCCGACACGGACCGCTCAGCGAACACGACAGTCTGGCTGATCGTCTCGATAAAGCTGCGCGCCTGATCGTCCGTCACATGATCTAAGTCAAAACACGCCAACCCGCCGCCCAGCATGATGCCAAACCCGTCACCCGCGCCACGCTGAACATCCGCATATGTGCTCCACGTGTCCGGACGGGTTGACGAAGCCGGACACCCACCAGGCGTAATCGGACGCTTCCCATCGCACCGCACCCACGATTTACGGGACGTCATAAGCGCAGGGAACATGGCGCGAGATGCCGCCTTACGGCACCTGTCCCAACAGAACCGCTTCGGCCTGCCAGTCGCCTTCACTTTGAGCGGTTTCCCGCACCACTCGCACCTGCGTTCCATGCCACTATTCTACCACGAAACACCCATTCACCTGCAGTTTGTCCGGAAACTCCAAAAGCCGGACACCACAAACACGACGACCATGCGGAAACCAAGAAAACAACCCAACCAGCCTGAAAAGCGCTCACACAGCCCGCCAGACACGCTCACGGGGATATTCCGTGGGAAGTGGGAAAAACGTCGGGGAGATATTTCGCTATACGCCTTGGGGAGCGCCGGGCGCACCCCAGGGGGCATCCCCCCCGGTCTCAACCACAAACAACCCCTACGTTAACACTCGCCACCGCGCCGCGAGCGGCCTTTCACCACTGCGAACTGCGAACAGAACTTTCAATGCGAATTCTCTTCGCTCGAACCCTGCGCGCCCGGCTCGACTTCGCAACACGCCCAGCGCCTTTCGATTGATTACAACGACGACAAAGCACTTGAACGTTCTCGATCGTGTCTTTGCCGCCCAGCGCGTGAGGAACAATATGATCAGCCTCGGCGCTCACTGGTGTGCGACCGTGAGCATAGTCGAGGACCGCGTGGCAGCGTGGGCAGTGTGTGATTCCTGCTGCTTGGGCTTGTCGTTTGGCTTGCGCTGCGACGCGCTTCCACTTGGATGTGCCGGTGCGTGATGTAACCATACTGCGTTTCACAGCCCCGCTAATGGTTTTTGGGCGCACTGCGTCCCGATTTCATCTTTCACTTTATCAAACAATCAGGCATTTGAATAGTTTTCATGCGCGTGTTGACGGCGGCGAGCGGGTAGGTTTTCGGCCGCCCCGCCCTAGGTTCAACGATGCTCCTATGCACCCACAGGTCGATCTGGTTGTCTGTGAGGGTGGGCCAGATAATCTTGAGATCCTGCCGCGTCACATACACGTCCAAGTCTGTGACGCATTGGAGCCTGACTCTAGCGGCATCACCCTGGGTCAAATACAGCCTGTCACACGTGCTACACCACGCCTGATCCGTCAGGCCGCGCCTGGTGGGGTACTTGTAGATCCTGCCGCCGCATTCGCATGTGCCGACCATTGTGGGCGCGTGGCCGGTGAGGCGGGCGATGTGGTGGTGGATGCGGTGGATCTCGTCCAGGACAGCGTCTGCGTCTGGGTAGTGTTCTGCTGCCCAGGGGATGTCGCGCTGGAGGTCGGCTATCGGGCTGGTGGTGGTGTGCGTGCCGCGCTCACTGGCGATGGCGGCGGCGTACGAGGCGAGGATTTCCAAGGCTCCAACGTGCGTCCTAATCCCCGGCCACCCATCATCAGTCTGATCAATCCTGTGGTCTAGCCCGAAGGGCAGGCCGTCATGCCTGGCGCACCTGGCAGGCGTGATCTTTGCTGATCTGGCTCCGTACACGATGGTGGACCGCGCGGTGAGCAGCGGGAGCCATGCGGCTATGTCGGATAGCTCGCCTATGGCTTTGCTGGTTTTGCGCCTGGTTGCTGTTGTTGTCGCGTCCACCGTCGCGTTCCTTTCGAGTTGGTTTTAATTCTTGCAGGTTGATCTGTGTTTTTCGGCTATCAATAGATGATCTTGTATTCACCAATAAATCTCTCGAATGCTTTTGCGAGGCTTGTAAAAACTTCCTGCATAGCTACGATTTCCATATCCCCGCCGGCTTTTAGCTCGAAACAAACGCTGTCCCCAGCGTTTTCATATGGGATGAGCTCGATGCAAAATGAGTCGGCGAATCTTATGGCTACTCGCAGTCTGGAACTATCGCCGCACGCCGGGTAGTCCTCCAGTTCAAACAGGACTTGCGCTGCCCCATTGTTCTGTGGGTAAAGATCGAACAGTGCGGCCTGCTTGCCTTCTGTTTCAAAGTACTGTTCGCTTGTTCCGCCGAGGTCTTCGATTTTAAACATGTCTATTCCGTTCGTTGCGATTGCTGGTTCTTGGATTTCTTGTGGAGAGATTTCACAGGTCTGTGTCCGGCCTACTGCCCGTCAGCAGTGCGACCAGGTCATTGAGCGTCATGAGCACCCACTGTGAACCGGGGTCCGTGACTGCGCGCCGCTTCGCCACGACGATCCCCGCGAGCGCGTCATCATTCCCCATCTCGGTGTGCGCCTCACTGGTCCATTGGGCGGGCAAGAGGCGGCCTCCGTAGTCTTTGGTTTCGATGGTGATGCGCCTGCCCATGTGCCGCACTCCCGTGATGTCGCCTGTGTCGCGCGCTCCGGTGCGCACTTTCCGGTCGATCCGGTCGTCTACCTGCTGGGCGAGGTAGTTGGCGATGGTGCGTTCGAAGCGTGCTCCTGCTTGGCGTGCGCTCCTGTTGGTGCGTGTCACTGGTGGTGTCCTTTCGTGTTGATAATGTCGCGTCCTATTTCAGCGAGCAGTCTGGTCACGCTCGCCCCCTCGGTGTGGATGCTCGCTTCGACGTGGTGATCACTGCCGGGGGTGAGCTGGTCGAGCGTGGCGGCTTTCGTGGTGAGCACCTTGTGGATGATGGGGTCGAGCGTGCCGGGGGCGATCAGTGTGGTGATGGTGACGGGGCTGGCTTGTGTGATGCGGTGGATGCGGTCTTCGGCTTGGGTGACGAGGGCGGGTGTCCATTCGGTTTCCACGAAGAGGGCGTCCTGGGCGCGCGTGAGGGTGAGGCCGACTCCCGCTGCGGTGATTTGTGCGATGAGCACGTCTATCTTGCCCGCCTGAAAGGCGGTCACGGTGGCGTCGCGTTCGGCCTTGCTGGTTGCCCCGTAGTAGGTGCGCACTGTGGCGTGCGGCAGCGTGTGGGTGAGTTTGTCGGCTAGTTGGTGGATGACTTCTGTGTGGATGCACCATACGATGAGCGGGCGGCCAGTCCCCTCAACGTGTGTGGTAATCCAATCTGCGGCTGGGTCGATTTTGAGCATCCCGGTAGCGTGCCGCATCTGTGAGACAAACTCTTTCGCATGGTCTTGCAATTCGGCTTGCGTGTAGCCTTTGCGCTTGAGTTTTGCCGCCACGTCGCTGAATGCTTTGGCGCGTTGCGTGTCGGGAATGTCGACGAGCTGCGTGTAGCGCGTTTTGGGCGGCAGGTCGGACAGGACGCCTTTTTTGGTGCGCCTGCTCCACACGTGGTCGTTGAGCCTGCGGTGGAGGTCTGGCATGCGCTCGGGGATGGGTTCTGGCGTGCCCCAGTAGTTTTCCCGCGTGTAATACGTTTTGAAATTGGCGGGAAAATAGCTGGTTTTGTCGAGCATGGTGAGCAGTGGGAGCACGTCGAGCGGGCTGGAGACAATGGGCGTACCAGTCAGGCAAACAGTTTTTCTGGCTTTCCGGGCGAGGTGGAGCATGGTGCGGGTGCGTTTGGCTCGCACGTTTTTCGCCCGGTGCGCCTCGTCGTAAATGAGGAGGCCGGGCTGCCAGGCTGCTAGGAGGCGGGCGAGTGGTGTGCGGCTGGTGGCGAGCGTGTCACTGGTGATCACAATCCCACCGGCGGGCAGGCGGCGTGGTGTGCGTGTGCTGCTGGTGATGGTGGTGATTGTGCTGGCTGGCGTGTGCTCTGCGATGCCGCTTCGCCGTGTTTCGTTTTCCCAGTTACTAATAAGGCTGGGAGGGCAGATAATAAGAATTCGGCGCGGTTTTATTATTGCCGCAATTAAAAGAGCTTGGATTGTTTTTCCGAGGCCGGGTTCGTCGGCAATTAATGTGTGGTTTTGGAATGCTGCTCGCACCGCGCCGATTGTTTGATATGTGTATGGCTGCGGGGTAAACCAGTTATTTGAATTCAGCGGGTGTTTTTTGTCTTCGACCTCCACGCTGCCGGTCGGTGTTGCCACGATCATACCACGCTGCGCGGCTGCGGGCTGGTGGCTGGGTTGGGAAGCGTGTTGCGGGTGGCGGTTTGTTTTTGGGGACGGGTCACCTGTCCGCGGGGCACTCGTCCCCGTACCCACCCCCTGTAAGGGGGTGGGGTGGTGGGGGGACGGCTCACGACCCATCCCGGGACGGGTCGGGGACGGGTGGGGACGGGTCGTTTTGTCCTGCAGATCAGCCTGTGGATAACTCATTCTTGACCTCCCTCGACAACGTGGAGGCGTGCTGTTCCACCGACCGGGATGCCGTCGCTTTCAGCCCTGTAGGCGTGTGCTGAGCGTAGTAATCGTGAATTCCTTGGACCTTCTTTTTCAATTAGATAATTCTTTTCGAGAAGGTAATTGACCGCTCCTAGTATTGTTTCATTTTTTGCTTTTCCTCCGTCTTCTCGGTAGATTTTTTTGAGTTCGGTTATTGAAATTGGTGTCTTGTATCTTTCGATTATTCGGGAGAGTTTTTCCATGAGGTGAATGGGGCGGAATTCTTTTATGCTCGTGTTTTCTTGGGTGGTGTCTGGTGGGTTGATGGTGGTGATGATTTTGTTGGGGTTGGTGCTGTCGATGGTGATGCGTGCTGCTTCTTGGGTGCGGTCTGAGGGGCGGTATGTGCCTGATTTGGGTCGGATGCTGCCTGGCCTGTCTTTGGCGATGCGTAGTGTGATGGTGCCTTTCATTCCGCGGCCTAACGGGTGGATGACTTCTGCGAGGTATGAGGCTCCGTCGATGGCGGCCATTTTGGTTTGGCCGCCGATGGCGAAGCGTCCTCTCGTGTCGGTGTTTTTGGTGACGTGGTCGATGAGGATGACTGCTGCGCCGGTGTGTCGGGCGATGGTGCGTGGGATGTGGC